GACCAGAAGACAGAATCCCAGACGATGTTTATACACGTCCGGGAAAAGGTTCTGATGTTACAACGGTACTCGAGTATATCGAGGAGTTCGGTTGCCGTCTACGCGCCCATATCGATTCTATGGCGCAAAACCAGCCCATGGCTGAGTCGAAACAGGATAAGCCGGATATTCAGCCGGCTAGTAATGAAAAGGCTACTGCGTAGCCGTCTTAAGCCCGGAGGCGTTGCCTCCGGGCGTTGGATATATATGGACACTTGATTATATATATCCAGATGACACCAACAGGTGGAATCGGGATCCCCTAAGGGGATTCCAAGGGGGAAAAAATGGGCATTTTAGATTCGTTCGTATCTGGTGCAACTGGAGGTCTTCTAGGTATGGCAGGTTCAGCCATGACAAATTCAGCAAATAAAGAAATTGCTGAAATGAATATTGATTATCAGAAAGAAGCAAATGCCAAAAATGAGTCGCTTATGCGTGAATCATGGGGACGGGATGACAATTCCGTTCAAAGAAGGTCTATTGACCTTCAAAAAGCGGGGATGTCTCCGCTACTTGCTGCTGGTGCAGCGGCAAGTAATTCAGGAGCAGTATCTATGCAAGCTCCGCAATCTAAACAGGTAGTAAAACAATCTGGTTTCGAAGGTGCTTTATCAGGATTATATCAAGGTATTATGGCAAATCAAAGTATGATGTCAACTATTGCACAACAACAACAGGAGATGCAACAACAGGCACAAGCTCAGATGCAAGAAGCACAGTTGCAAACTCAGTTACAGATTGCTACTGAAACGAGGGAGGATTTGCAGAAAAACGAAAAAGACAACATAATCTTGCAGGGTGAAGTAACTAAGGAAGTTAATGCAGCTAAGGCACAAGCAGAGATGACCAAGCAGTATATGAAAGGTGAGCAAGATATAATTAAATCAAGTATTGATAATTCAAACATTTAAGACAACAACACATGATACCTCTACTAAGACTAAATCAATTACGCTCAATGAGAGAGTTATTGAGATTAACTTCTGATAAATTAAATGATTTAATGTCATATCAGACACCTGTAACTCTAACGGACGAAGCCACTATTAATTGGGATATAAGCGCTGCCTATAACGCTAAGGTAACACTAGCGGCAAGTAGAACATTGTCTGTTAATAATCTAGTGAGAGGTGATTATGGAACGTTGGAGGTAGTGCAGGGAGGAACGGGTAGTTATACATTAACCTTACCTACAAGTCCTGTATCTAAGGTTGCTAATGGAGGTGCGGGTGCTATAACATTAACTGCTGCTGTTGGGAGTGTAGATGTGTTATCATTTTATTATGATGGCACTAATTTATTATGGAATGCTAGTTTAAATTTTACATAACATGATACCAAGTAATCAAATATGGTGGGGTTCAGGTTCGGGGGGCGTATCAGTCTTACAAGATTGGTACGATTCATTAGCGGTTAAACCAAGTGAAGGTCTTTGGACTGATTTGAAAATTATGGCTGATGGAATGGTAGAGGATGGAGATTGGGCAGTATACAGAGACTACATGACTTTATCTGATGTAGTAGATATGTATTATGAAGATTTAAAAGAGCACGAACTTAAAAATCTTCAAAACATTACAGGAACTTATCTAACTTCTCCAACACACCTCTACAATCATTTAATGACTGATGGTAATTTAAAAGGAGATAAGCTGGAAGTTTACCATATTGTTTGGAAAGGGAAAAAGAAGATTCATGTACTTCAAACCGAAGATGGACCTATGCCTGTGGATGAAGATTACCCACTAACTCCGGAAGAAAAAGAAACTGCTGAGAGTTTTTGGGTAAATGAAATCTATGAAATTACCCAGATCACCCCAGAGCTGTTTGTACGAGCCAGACCTTTTCCATACCAAAGAAACTCAATGAATAATTTTTCCCGTACAAAACTACCTTACAACGGGAGAAAATACTCAGATCTACATTCAACCAATATTTCTGTACTTGAAATGGGTTTACCACTTCAAATACTTTATATCATTATTACCTGGACACTTGAAAGAACTTTAGCAAAATCTAAAGGTAAAATAGCTTTAATTGATCAGAACGTTATTCCAAGAGGAGAGGGTTGGACAGAAGAAAAGTTTTTCTATTACTCTGATGCTTTAGGATATGCCTTAATAAATAGAAATCAATTAGGAGCTGATAAATCTTTTAATCAGTATACAGTATTAGATTTAACTCTCTTTGATTCTATTAAACAACTTATAGAACTTCAACAGCATATTAAACAGGAGTGGGATGATTTGATTGGAATCAATCGTCAAAGAAAAGGGCAAACGTATGCATCTGATTTGGTAGGTAACAACGAAAGAGCTACATTCCAATCTACTGTAATGACTGATATGATCTTTAATCTTTTTGATGAGTTTGTAGAAAGAGAGTTACAAGGAATTTTAGATTTGTCTAGGTTTACAGCTTTAGACGGAGTTTATAAAGTTTGGAATGAATCTGATATGTCTACAGAAATTCTTCAACTGGATCCAGTAGAATACTGTTATGCTGACTTAGGATTGTACATGGAGTCTTCTGCAGATATCATTATTAAAAAGAATAAAATAGAATCTATTGCTCAGGCAATGATGCAAAACAATGTAAAAGCTTCCGCTATTATTTCTCTTTTTAAAAGTGATAACATTGCAGAGATTGAAGCTAAAATAAAACATATTGAAGAAATTCAGCAGCAGATAGAAAGTCAAATAGCGGAGTCTGAAGAAGAAGCTGAAAATCTTCGACAAGAAAGAGTACAAGCTCATGAACAATTCCTGGAAATTTTACGAAGAGGTACCATGCATGAAGAGTATGATCGAAAAGAAGATTTGGAGCATATTCAAGGAACTTATAATACTTTTACATTTCAAAACGGAGATGCCAATGCTAACGGTGTAGCAGATGCTAAGGAAGCAAATAAAATTCTTTTAGAAAGAGAGAAGATGCTTAAAGACTCCGCCGATAAAAGAGAACAACGAAAACATGATATGCAAATTCACAAAGACTCTATGCTCATGAAAGAAAAAGAGATAAAGTCTAAAGAGAAAATTGCAAAACGTAAACCTAAAAAATCTTAATTATTTTTATGAAGTTCAACAGAATTTACCGGGATGCCGGACTAGAAGGTGCAGGAGCAAGTAAATTACCTAGCTTAGCAGATTTGGATGACCCAAACTATAAACCTCCAACTGATCCCAACAAGCCAGGGGAAGAATCTACAGTAGAAGGATTGGATGCAGATGGAAATGTTTTAGATGGTTATACTCGTCAACAAGACGGTACCATTGTAAAAAATCCTGAGACTCCTGAAGATGGGGAAGAGGGAGAAGGAGAAGAATCTTCAAATGGAGAAGAAAATCCTGAAGAAGATACTACCCCTGAAGCATTTTATAATGCTGTAAGTGCTCAAACTGGTATCGAAATAGAGGTAGACTTTGGTACTGTAGATCCGCTATCTCCAGAAGGAGTAGCTTTAAGAGATTTAGCTTTAGTTCAACAAGTAAGAAACAACTTTGAAGAAGCTTTAAAAACAGAATACCCAAGAGCTTATGCGTTCTTTTTACACAACAAAGAAGGTGGAAGTGACGAAGAATTTTTCAAAGCTCCTGCTCCAGCTGTAATAGCAAGAGAAGTATTTGAAGAAGATATGGATGTACAAGAAGCCTGGATAAAAAAAGACCTTTTAAAGAAAGGACTTTCTCAAACTATTGTAGACCTTCAAGTTAAAGAGTACATCACTCAAGGAACACTGACAGCACAAGCTTTAAAAGTTTATGATCAAGTTGTTCAAGATGATAAACTTCGTCTTCAGCAAATTCAGACTAAAGAAGCTGAACGTCAAAAAGCTTTCGAAACTAATGTACAAACCCTCACTCAAGAAGTGTCCAGTACAATTAAAAATGGAATGAAAAGTCTGGTTCCAGAAACAAAGCAAGCAGAATTTGCAAACTTTGTAATGACTCATATTCAACATGATGGAGAAAGTAATTTCTTTGCAATTCTTCCTGTATCTAAAGAACAGTTAGCCACTACAATGGATAGCTTGTACTTGCAATATGTGAAAGGAGATCTTTCTAAAGTTGTAGCCAAAGAAGCAAAGAAAGAAACTGTACAGAGATTAAAACTAAAGGCATCAAGAGATAGTGCAGATAAGAAAAAGAATGCAGGAGATCCTGATACCTCTAAAAAGTTTATACCTTTGAGTGAAATTTAATTTTTTACGAAATGACTAATCCATATCCAAAACTACAGTTCCAGGTTCAGGAACAAATGTTCGACACAGAAAGTCGATTAGACGAAGAAAATTTTTATAACCAGCGTCAAGGAGGTCCTTCCGTTTTAACCAGTAAACTAACCTACATTTTAGGAGATTACAACAGGTCTTTTCCAATTTCTGGAATGACTGTTGGAGGTGTAGGTTACAATGTAAACAACACTTCAAAAGAAATTGATGATGTTCAGTTTACTTACCCGGTTATGGGAAGAGATGATAAAACCTCTCCGATTGCAAAAAGTATTTATGGTGCAGGAGATAAACCAGGTATTGGCCATGCTCCTTTCTATTTATTCTTTTATGACAACTGGATCAAGCGGTTTTACATTATCCAATCTTCTCGTGGAACCCAAGCTTACGTATTGGAAGCTCCAGAATTACAACCAGACGGTACTTACCGGTATAAGGTACAACTTGCTGCAAGTAATGCTCAGGACTTCTGTCCAATCCTTGAAACTCAAACAGAAACCAACTGGACTAAGTTGTTTGCTGCTGTACCTGAAAGTCAATCTCGTACAACTGAATCCAACATGGTTATGCCAGGCTTGTACAAAAACCAAATGTCCTTTATGAGGACTGGTATGAGTTGGGCTGGTAATGCTGCTAACAAGGTAATGAAAATTACTATGAAAAATCCTAACACAGGAATTGAAACTTCTGTTTGGATGGATTGGTTCATGTGGCAGTTTGAGAAAAACTGGGTAAATGATTGCGAACACTTCTACTGGTATTCCGAATACAACCGTCTTACTGATGGAACTATTCCTTTGAAAGATTTGTATTCTGGAAAAACAATCCCATTAGGAGCAGGAATTTTATCTCAAATCGGTAACAAATCTACTTACTCTAAGCTGACCTATAAAACTTTGGTAAACAAAGTAGGAGATGCATTGTTTGGACAATCTGATTCTGGTAACATGTCTATCACTTTGATGACAGGTACAGGAGGTATGAGGGAATTCCATGCTGCTATGGTTGATGCCGGTGCACAAATCTTAGGCCCATTAGGTGCTGGAGATATTGCTTCTAAATTTGTAACTGGTACAGGTTACAACTTGGCTTTAGGAGGTTACTTTGATACATTCTATCACATTGATGGATACACAATCAAAGTGAAAAAGAACCCTGTTTTCGACATTGGTCGAGTAGCTATGGGAGGTTTGAAACACCCTGATGGATTACCTTTGGAATCTTATCGTATGGTATTCTTGGATGATTCTGATGTTGATGGACAACCAAACATTATGCACGTAGCTCAAAAAGGACGTTCTTACATTGATGGTGTTATTCCTGGTCTTACTCCAATGCCTAAATCTTTGGATATCTTGGCCGGTAATTCTGGAATGCAAGCAAGCAAGTTTTTGGCTACTGATGTTGATGAAAGCTCATACACTCGTATGAAGTCCGCCGGTATTCAAATCTTACGCGCAAACCGTTGCTTTGATTTACAATGTGAGGCTGGACTCTAATCTAAATAAAAGGGGAGCAACCCTCCCCTTAATTTTTAATCTTTAAAATATAAAACAAGTGAAAAACCTTTTAATTTTAACTTTAATTCTTTTCGGCTTCTCTGCCATGGCACAGAATGTAGCTACTAAATCCACTTGGTCACAATGGAACATGGATACTTTATCTTTTACCGGTACCACTTCAGGAGGTGTAGCTTTTGGTGAATCTAAAGTATGTACTACAGCCAACAATATCATTGTACAATTTCAAATGGTAGTTTCTACTAAGCATGAAACACCTCAAGCTTTAGGACTAGTTCTGTGGGGATCAAATGATAACACTAACTGGTACAGGGTAGATTTAAATAAGATATTTGCTCCCTCTTATGCGCATGTATCTAAATCTCCTTCTTACACTTATTCTGGAACTTATCCAGTTATAAGTCAACCAGCTTTAGGAGTCAATAGTTCTGCAGGATCAGTTTGGACAGCAGCCGATACAATTGCGGTAGGCAATGGTTTAACTGCAGGAACAGCTGTATCGTACATCCTTACTTTGTACAATCCTGGATTTAATTACTATAAATTTAGTGCCTCTTACCAAGGATCTGCTAATACAAATGCTAAGGTAAGCAGTGTTCGATGGCGATTCTTTACCAGGAAAGTCTATTAATTTTTTAAGTTTTACAAACATAAATCCTCCCTTAAAAGGAGGATTTTGTTTTTAGAATAATTTGTATTTACATTTGTAGAAGAAAACTGTACAAATATGACTCATCCCAACAGCCACAGAATTGTTATCTACCGAAACACATCTTTTCTTGCAGCAGCTCAAGGAAAGGATGTAAGACCTTTTTTTGCTGCCGGAAATCAATCCATAGGTTCTTATTACGAATCAATTAACTCAACTAAAATTGCAAGTGGATTGACTGCAGAAGAAGAAAAACTATTACTTCCAGAAATTCTCTACATTGATCCAAAAGAAATTGAATTTAAAAAAGAAGTACGAACCTTCTTTATCAACATGGATACTAAAATCCCTTTTGATACAGGATTAACATTAGAGATAGGATTAAGTGAAGACAACAATGCTCCTATTTCTGCTTCAAATCTTCCAATTAAAACAATTGATTACATTCGTTACCGACATGCATTGAAGCACCCCAGGGTATCTAAAAGCCCGGAAGAAGCCGAAGGACAGAATAACATTTGGTTTTATATTCAAGATAAAGCTTTAACGAACAAACGTAAAAAAGCTCAAGCTGCTATTAAAGATGAAGCTATTCAAGCTTATCTTGAAGTAAAAGATGATGCTAATAAAGTACAACAAGCTCTCTTATTGTTGGGTAAAAGTTTAAGTTCTTTGGAAGACCCTGCTGAAACAGAGCTTCGAAAAATAGCTGAAAGCAACCCACAGAAGTTTGTGGATGTAGTACTTCATAGAGATTTTGAAGCAAACTATTGGATTCAATCTCTTTTGGATGCTCAAGTAATTAAACAAGTTGGTGGACGCTTTTATGATGTAGAAGATGACACCAAAATAGCTGAATCTAAAGAAGATATGGTGACATTCTTAAAAGATGATTCCAGCAACTCAGAAAAAATAGGATTGTTGAAAGCCAGGTATCAAGATAAAACTGTAAAATAATGATCTTACAAGTTCTAAAAGAAATGAGACAAAAGTGCCATGCACTTAACTCTACTACAGAAAATCATGTACCTTCTTCAATTCATGTTGCAGACTTTTTAAAATCCCTTCGTTTGGCCAGGGCCTGGATGGGAAAACTAGCTGGAATTGTAGGAAAAGAAAATCCGTACAAAAAAGATGGTAACAGACATTCCAAAGAGGATATAGAACCTATAGTGGATGTTTCAGCAACCTACTTGAATATCACAAACCTTAATCAAGTTGAAAGAATTGATTGGTTACGACAAGAGTTAAATAGTCTATTAAATACTTTTAATACTCTCTCGGAAGGAGAAAGTGCTTCTGCTATTGATGCAACCACATGCTTAATAAGTATTTATCAGCATTTAGGAGAAGCAAGATTTCACTTAGGGTTTGAATTAGGAAGGATACGAGATGAAAAATAAATTATCTTTGTAAAAACTTTCCCATGACTGCCTTAGAAATGCATATAGAAGTCAATCAATCTCTTCAAAAAGTAGCAGCTAATACTACTAGAAAATTTTTAACTGAAGAGATTGATTGGGTTTTATGTAAAATGCAAGACCGGTTTATTCAACAATGTTTAAGACCTGTAGAAACCCCTGGAGCTAAAGGTAGATTTCAGGTAGTTGATCAATTAAAGCAAGATGCTTTAAAACCTATCACTGTAACAGGTCATCGTATTACAACTTACAAAGTTGTAGGAGAACTTTTAAACAGAGTAGTAGCAGATCTTCCAGGGGACTATCAGTACTTGATGGGAGACATGAGTCACTATAAACTTTTATGTGGCGCAGCAAAAAGCTTCGAAAATGAAAGTACTACTTACACAGTTTTAGAATTATCTGAAACAACAAAAGTTAGTGCACCTTTTTATGTTACAGGAGCTATCACAGTTGGTTCGTACACAATAAATATTCCAGCAGATTTAGGAGTAGAAAATCAATATACTGGATTTCCCCTAAAAGCTAATGTAACTTTTCTAAAAGACTACATTTTAAACAAACTTAGGGAATTAGGAGCCAAAGTTTATTGGGAAAATTTTGCAGACAGATACTACCCTGAAAGTATTATATCTACTCAAGTACCCGCTTTAAGTTGGGATGGAGCAGTAGTTACCAATGGTACCACATTTTCTCATACAGTTCAAAAAGAAAGTCCCAGAGATACTACTACACTGAGTTCTGTGGATAACAGACTTTTGTCAACTTATGATGTATTTACCAATTTGAACACTCCATTCTATAAAACTTCTTACAAAAGTCCTATAGCAGAATTAGCCGGTCAAAGACTCTATATTTATGAAGATGAAACCTTTACAGTAAGGGCAGTGACGATAACTTACATTAGAAAACCTCGTCCAATCTCTTTAGTTTTGGGTTCTAATTGTGAGTTAAGTTCTTCTTTTCATCAGACAATATGTGATCTAGCAGTAGAGTACATAAAAGGAAGAATAGAAAATCTCCAGGGAGAGAGCTTAATTCGACAAGATTTAGAAACAAGAGTAATAATTTAAAAACAAAAAATCATGCAAAAAAATCGTTTCTTTAAATCTACTATCGGAAAAGATGTAGACTTTGCCTTTGGCTCAAACTTACCTGTAGCTGGTAGTACTACAGATATCGAATTAAATGAAGTTATAGCTTCCTCTGCTGTAGGTCGTTTATATCTTTGGAGAGTGGATACCAACGATGTCCAACCTTATGCAGTTGTAGTTAATACCGGCTTATCTGCAGCTCTTAAAAAACAACCTATTTATGTTGGTTATGTAGTAGGTCAAAATGCTGACGGTACCTATCGTATGCGTTACACAAGTCCAATGATTGGAGAAACTATTACAGCAACTGTAAATGCTTATGCAGCTGCTACTGCTCAAGTAACAGAATGTGTAAATTCCGGTTTAGGTACTATCAGTTCTCAGCAAATGCTGTCTTTCAAAGTAATTGAGTTAACTCCTCAAAACAGTAACTTGCCTATCTGGGATTATGAGCAACCTCTCATTTACGGAGAAGCTCAAGCCTGGACAAATATTGCTGCAAAAATCAATGCTGCTAAAGATCAAGAATTCTTTACTGCTGTAGCTAGTGCTACTGGAATTACAATTACTTCTACTGATGTTACCCGTAGCTTCAAATTAACAGCAACTACTGTTCCTACTAAAGCTGATCCGGATGAAAGTGGTGTTACTTACACTATGACTACTACTACTCCTCAATCTTTGGGAATTGGTACCCTGGCTCAAGTAGAAGAAATCTGGAGACAAGCTCAAATCCGTGATGGTGTTGGTACACAATACACTCACGAATCTCTGGCTAATCCGGATGAGTTTGGATTGCCAGCTACAGTAGCCAATACAATTGCTACAACTCAGTTCGATATGGTTACTCTTCGAGGAGTAAAAGCTGAGTGGAGTCCAACTCCTAAAGGGCAACACAGTCAAGAGTATACCACTCTGATTGCTGTACCATCCGGAGAAGGAGCCAAGATTGTTGCAATTTTTGCTTAAAGCTTAAACTGACAATTTTACTTACCCCGGAGATTTTATTCTTCGGGGTTATTTTTAAAATTTGTATTTTTGATTATGACTCCAAATGAAATTACAACAGTATTAACTGCTCCTTATGGTAAAGTCTTTGATACTCCATTTAAACTGATGTTGATGGAACGAGTAGATATTTGGAGAAGTCGTCATATTAGAAATGCATTAGAAAAGCAACCCCAAGACAGAAAATTCTTCAAATCAACAATCTACCTCTCCTTACAAGAAAGTTCTACTATAGAGTGTGATGTACCGGTAAACTGTAAAATTTGGAGAACAGATAAACTCCCAGGGATACTCAGAGCCAATTCTATTTTGTTTGATTATGTAGGAGCTATTAATGGAATGAATCCTTTTTCTTATACAGAAGCTGGAATGGTACAGTACAAGAATAAAGGTAAATATTCTTCCAAAGTAATTCCTTACCTCTATCAAAACAATAGACTCTATTTATTGGAAAATGTGCCCATGGTTAGAGTTGATTTTGTACCAGATAAACCTTCTGAGTTAGAAGCTTACACTTGTGGAGGAGATTCTGGAACTTGTGATTTTTGGAATGCTCCGTATCCTTGTACAAATGAAATCTTACAACTGATTCTTCAGTCTATTCGAGAAATAGATTTTAGAGAAGCCCCTCTTCAAAAAGAACTATCTGTAGCAGTTAATCCGGCAAATGATAACCAGCAATGAGACAAAAACCAAAAACACATTATTTAAAAGATATCTGGGAATGGTATGCTTTAAAAATGTTGGCAGCAAATCCAACCTGGTGTGGTGTGTATAAGGATAAAATTCAAAACTATTACATCTATGCAAAGTTTGTAGATTCTGACAATAAAAAGAGAGTGGAAGAGGTTATGTCTTATAAAAAGTTTAAGTTAGTTGTAACTTCTATTTTTGAAATGGCTAAAGATCGTATTATTCAAGGAGAAGCTTTACAACTTTCAAACTCTTTGGGAATTATCTTTGCAAAAAGAGTAGACAGAGATCATTCTAAAAAAGTAATCAACTATGCCAAAACTAAACTATACCCAAAAGTTTGGAGTGAGGAAAAACAACGGATGGTTAGAAGTAAGATTGTTTACTTCACAAACGATGATTGGTGTAGAATAGGATGGAGAAAACTAAATAAAGCTTTAAGGAATTTAGGAGTTTACGAGTTTGATCCTACCACCGGAGATAGTAAAGGCAAAAAAGGATTTAAACAAATGTTTGCAGAGGCTTTAAAAAAGAATCCTTCTCTAAAGTTTAAATACCCTCATTATCCTTTGTACAATAACACTAAAACAAAGTAACAACATGAATTTCAGATCTACGAGTATTGATGAAGTAATTGCCAGGATAATTCGAAACACAAGATTACAGGATTCTTCTTTTATTCCTGATATGTTAGAATGGATTCCGGAAGCTATGGGACAACTAAAAACTTCCATGGAGCTTACGTATAAATACTATGATTGTACAATATCCTTTCATAAAGGAAAAATGCCTTGTGGTTTAATTGACTTAATAGCAGTGGAATACGAAGGTGCCAGACTTCCTTATTCTAGTACTGCAAAACATTATGCAACTGGGCATAATCTGGCTAACGCTGATCCAAACATGGACAGTATTCCAACCTTTCAATCAGTTATTGCTACAGTTCCAAATGATACTTACATTGATCAAAACAATATTCTATGGACCTCAGATATTTCTCCAACTAAAACTCTTAAAGCAGTTCAAAGTTGTGATGTACATCCTTCTCATTGGTATTCTTTTGAAATGGATTGGATGACAACTTCTATTGCTGATGGAGTACTAAGATTACATTATTACTCCAGACCTTTAGATGTTAACGGCCTCCCACTAATCCCAGACAATGAAAATTATAAAGAGGCTATCTATTGTTATGTACGAGCCAAACTAATAGGAGCAGGATTTAAAGATACTGTGTACAATGAAAGAGAATTGATGGAGAGATTTGAAACCTATGGAAGAAGAGCTATTAATGAAATAACTTACCCTACTCCGGACCAAAAAGAACAGCAAGTTAAAACCCAAGTAAGACTTATACCTCCAGATAATTACTGGTCTAATTTTTTCAGAGTAGATAATCACGAAAATCCTTATGTATGAAACTAAGTTACAAAAATGTCTACAAACCGGCTCCAAGATGGTTTAGACTTTTAAGAATTATAATTTCTTGGATAGTTAATTTAGTTCTCTTAATTATGGTAGCTTTAGACTATGGAGATACTAAAATTATGATCATTGTCAAAGTTATTCAAAGTGCTATTGGAGATTTGTTTCAGTCTTTATTGGCTGAAGTAGAAACAATTCCTGTAGAAATTATAGAACACCCTGATGAACAAAAAGAACAGTAATGTACAGAGTTTTTAGATTTAAAACTACCCCAAACTATTGGCCAGCTACTGCTACAGTCTACGTAGATAAATCTCCTACGAGAGTGGATCAATATGTAACAGATAATGAAGGAAATCCTACGTTAGTGTACGGTGCTTCTGCAGGAACCAATTGGGGAAATTTAACTGGAAATATTGACTTACAATTGGATTTAAAAGCTGCTTTAGATGCTAAGTACAATGCCAGCAATCCAAGTGGTTATCAAACTGCTGCACAAGTAAGCACTGCTTTAAGTGGTTATGCTACACAAAGTTGGGTAACAGCTCAAGGTTATCTAACTTCTTACTCAGAAACTGACCCAGTATTTGGAGCTTCCCCAGCAGCCGGTATAACAAATACTCATGTTACAAACTGGAATTCAGCGTATGGATGGGGAAATCACGCTTTAGCCGGATATTTAACAGCTATAACTTCTGGAATGGTTACAGGTGCTTTAGGATATACTCCTTATAACAGTTCAAATCCAAGTAACTACCAAACAAGTGGACAGGTAGCTACAACGATCTCCTCAGCTTTGACAGGATACGCTACTGAGTCTTGGGTAAATTCTCAAGGGTATCAAACAGAAGAAGAAATTATTGGTTTAATACTTTGTTTAGGATAATATGAAAAAGTTTATAACACCTCCATACACTTTTACTCCAGGAATTTCTGGAATAGGAAATGTTGAAATTACCCTAGATAATTTTGACATAAAAAAACTTGTTGCTATAATCAATGTAACAACAGCAACAATTATTTATTTGCCTACGAGTCAAGCTAAAGGATTATCTGCTGTAAATGATAATAGAGTTACATTAACCTTTGACACCAGTTCTAATAATCCTGATGACATTCTTCAAATAATTTACGAAGACAATAGTACAGAAGAAGACGTTCAAGCTTCTTTAGATACAACAATACTTTTATTGGCAGGAATAGTTGAAAAAATGGCCAGATTGGATATAAATGACCGTATGGCTGTTAACGTGGAAGTTGGAACCGTAGGAGTTTCTTCTCTTCCTACTTTAGCAAACGTCACCACTGTAGCCGGTGTTACTACACTAACAAATCTTACAAACTTGAACAACTTTGCTGGAGGTAATGCAGCCCCACTGCCTTACCACATGTCTAACATTGGATCAGCACATATTTACAATCAAATTGAATTCTCATGAGTATAACTAATAAATTACGAAAACTTGTACACCGAAAAACCTGGGAATATTTGGCCCCATTGCCAGCAATTACTGGAGCCGGAATGTTTCTTGTTGGAGATAAAAGAAATTTAACTCCTAATAGTGTTATTTACTTTTTTCAAACTGCTGCTGCAATCCATCGGTATGATGGGGATGAAGATTCTTGGGTTCAAATACCTGCCTCGGCAGCAACCGGAACATTTGGGATAGGTGCATGCGGAGATTACAGAGGATTAAGTGCTATGGGGGGAGTATTTACTCAAACCGCAACAGGAGGTGGGTTAAATACTATCAATACAAATCGTACCATAGTTCGAAATTTAGCGGGGAGAAAAGTAAGGGTAATAGCAGGATTAGGACTTGGCTATGAAGGATTAATTCTATCTAATACCATTGGTGCAAACTCTGTACTCACGGTAGATGGAAGTACAACTTTTGATGGTACTACACAGTTTCAAGTTTTTGCAGGATCTTTATGGTTTCAAAACGCAGGAGCATCCGCAGGATTTACTGTGTATGATGTAGCTACTAATGTATGGACCGCTAGAACAGCAGTGGGTGTTACTTGGGGTACAGAAGGTTCTTTAATTTCTACTCCTGGAAGTTTAGATACTTTTGAATCTGGAACTGCTACAGCAGGAGCGTCTACTACATTAACCAACTCTACAAAAGCTTGGCTTACAAATCAATGGACTAACTCTCAAATTCGAATTACTGCTGGAACTGGAGTTGGACAAATTAGATCAATTAGTTCAAATACAGGAACTGTAATCACAGTAGGATCTGCTTGGGCAGTAAACCCTGATGCTACAAGTGAATATTCTATCGAAGGAAATGATGATTTTTTTTACCTAATAGGAAACAATGCTGTTGCTATGTACAGATTTTCAGTTTCTGCAAATAACTGGACAACACTTTCTCCAGGTGCTGCAAGGGCTGGTGCTCCAGGCGCTGGAAGTTCTGCTTTTTGGATATCAAAAGCATCTTGGACATTAAATGCCAATGGAAGTCCAAATGCTCTAACAGTAGGTTCTACTGTTTACAAGCAAAATGGTAGATATATACTTGCTTTTAGAGGTGGGGGTGCTAATAGTTTAGATATGTATGACATAGCTGCAAATACTTGGATTAGTGGATTAGATTATGGTAATCGTAATGAAACATTTACTACTGGAACAAACGCAGTAGAATATGGAGACGATGTATTTATAATGAAAGAAGCCACCGGAAAAATATTGAAATTTAATGTAAACGACTGGACAATGAAATCTTTTGCATTTTTGACAATCCCTCAAAGTACAGCTATATCAGGAGCAAAGATGTCCATACTTCCTTTTGAAGAACCTGATCCGGATGGAGGGACATTAGTATTTGTTTATGTTGCTTCTCAAACAAGACAAGAATTTGTAAGAACTTTAATTATTTAAATCTAACCTCATGAATAATCTTTATATTGTAATCGCTGTATATGAATTTAAAAATGCTGATGGTATTACTACAGCAGTTTATGATGATGAAACTGAAAAGTTTATACAAGACCCTGAAGTTTTAGAAGTAGGGCAGGAGCCTCCATCTACTATTTATCACAATTATTTACAAAGTAAGTTGGGTAAATTACCTAATTGGAGAATAGTTAAAGCTCCTATTAATGTAGTAAATTCAATTAGTTTACAAGAACTTTGGGTTAAAGATGCTAAAGAAAAACTTAGCGCTGAAGAATTAGAAGCTTTAAAACAAAATTTTCAACAACTATGACTTTTAATCAACTTCCAACAGAATGCAAAAATGCTTTACTAGCTTTATTGCCGGTAGTAGAATCCTATAATAATTTAATGATTATTAGAAGTATTGTAACAGACATTATGACTAATTCTGAAACTATTCGACCTGAGCAAGAAACTTTCTTAAAAGAGTGGTTAGAAATTCTTAATGGTACAAGAAGTTTACATAAAGATTTGATATTTTTGTACAAAGCCCTGATTCTACATGAAACTAACTAAAGGTTTAAATTTTGAAGGTCGTCCAGAAGACCAACCAGAAGGAACATATCCTTATGGAAAAAATGGTATTCAAGCAGAATACCTGGACTCCATCATTAATGAGCCAGGCTTTAAAAAAGTTTTACAAGATCTTCTACCGGTACAATATAAAGTGAATGGTGTACTTGGAACAGATACCGATGATGTTATTATTTTTGCTACAGATAATGTAAATACAGTCATTAAAAGAGTCAACATTTTAACTAAAGTTGTTTCGTTTACATTTGAAGATAGTACTACAAGTTATAAACTTGGCCATAAAGTAGAAAATTATATCACAGGTCAAGTACAAAGAAACTATCTGGGAGAAATGATATGTGCTTTCACAGATAAACATACATTTCCTAAGTTTGTAAACTTTGATAATCCCCAGATAGCCCAATTGAGGGATTGGAATTTATTTCCAGAGTGTATTTACCCAAGCTTATACAAGTTTGAACAAGTAGGAGGATACATTCAAGTAGGTTCTTACTTTTTTGCAGGAAGATATTATAAAAGTGATGGAACCAGAACTTCTTTTTCAGAAGTAAGCTCCGGCATAGCAATTACTTCAAATGATTCTGATAATATAGCAGACAAGTCTGTTGTACTTCAATACTCTTCCATGGATTTAGGGTATGAGTTTTTTGAGCCTGTAGTTGTATCTAAAGTTTTAGGAATAACAAAAGCATATCTTTTAAAAAAGATTCCAGTTTTACCAGGTACAAACGTAGTTACTTTCTCTGGAGATAATATCTATGAAGAAATTTCTTTAGAGGAAGTTTTAACTTCTCAAGTATTTTACGATAAAGTAGGAAGTATTACACAATTAAATGATTCTCTCTACCTAGGAAAGCTTGAAAAAACTGCTGCTGTACTAGACATGCAACCTTATGCAAATCTGGTAAAAATAGCTTTACAATCTGAGTTGATTGATGTAGAGAATGCTCCTTTATCCATGAAAAATGGAACAAAAAAGTCTTTGAAACATAATGAAGTTTACGGGTTTTACATCAAGTATAAACTGTCTAATGGTACCAAAACAATAGCTTACCATGTGCCCGGAGAAGCTATGGACTCTGCTTACATTGCAACATCTGCAATAGGAACTGCAGGAGGTTTAGGAGTTCCAAAATATAAAGTAGAAGATTGTATTACAACTTTCTCAAGTAGTTCAAATATTGTTATTCCTGGGAGCTATGAAAATGATACTGAGTTGTATCCAATAGTAGATACATTTGATTCATCTTCTTTGGGAGGAGATGATTTAAGAGGTCAAAAAGTAAGACATCATAAAACCCCAAGTTTAAAATGGTGCAAAGAAAACTTGTACAGCACTGAAGTTGATTATGGTACTAAAAAGTTAGATATTTTAGGAGCTAAAGCCTTCAATATTATCATACCTCCAAAGTATCAGAATATTATAGTAGGATACGAAATTCTTTATGCTAAAAGAACTATTCAAAACATGACCAATTATGGTCAAGGATTACTTTTATACAGTGCTCATAAAACCAACACAGGTTGGACAGTTGTAACTGATCCTAGTTCCAGATATTCTCTGGGACATAACTGGCAAATAGCAGGAGCTGGAGCCGGGTATTCTCCAAATGAAAATTGGATGAGATTCCACGGCTTTGATGTACTCTTTAATCAGCCTGGAATAAATCCTGCTTTTATTGCTGCTCAGTATAAATTAACAGCTGATATCAAAAATAAGTATCTTTCTTGGAGTTATAACTCTGGCTCATCTCCTCAAGACTCTTATGGAAACTGCTGTCATCTGTTAGACAATATTTCCAATGGAGTAGCTTCTAATGCTCCAACAAATAACATCAGAGGATTACAAGATACACTGTATTTAAACAATGATGTTACCTCTGGAAATCATATTAATCAGTACATGGAGAAAGTTTTTGTAGGAACTCTTTTAGGTACTGCATTTCCTTTTACTGTACAAGCTCAAGATACTTCTAGTCAAGGTAACTTTAGTACTATAACTCCAACTTCAGAAGCATACTTAGTAGATTTGTGTGATATAAAGCCCAATGTTTACGAAAACTTCTATAACCAGGAGTTAGTATCTATGGGAGATTCAGTGCTTTTAAACAGTAATGCAACTTTTTGGGGAGGAGATATTTTTGTATGTGAATACTCTTTTCATACGTATGGAATAATGGATGATGTATGGAATCTCCCTTATGATGATGGAACCCATATTGCTGGACCAGATATGAGAGGAAGAAGAGTTATAAACAGGATTGCTTGTGAGTCTGTTGCAAATCTTTATACTCGTTATGAACTTGTAGGAAATGAGTATTCAAAATGGCACCCAAAGTTTCCGGTACCTGATGCTGGCTCTTTTATAAGTTGGCCACAATATTACCCTGTACTTTATTCAGGATACGTGGATCCAAACCAGTTCGGATATTCTAAAGGTTCTGAAGCAATCAACGATTTCACAGTAGATGACATTTATAATCCTTACAGAGTTTATCAAACTAAATTTCCTTACAGAATCCACAGAGGAGGAAAACTTTCAAGACAATATAGCAGATCCTGGAGAACTTTTCTTGCTTTAGATTTCTATGAAGTTCAAAAAAACATGGGCTTTATAGAACATCTGGAAGGTATGGATGACAGACTGCTAATACATTGTACTAATGCATTATTTGTAACTCAAGATAAAACAAAACTTGAATCTGGACTTTTATCCATTACACTAGGTACAGGAGATATATTTCAATTTGAACCTCAAGAAGTTCAATCGGCTAAACAAGGATTTGCCGGTACACAACACGATTTAGCCTGTATTAAAACTCCTTTGGGGTATTTGTTTCCAGATGCTAAACAAGGGGAAATTTACTTGTACAAAAACAAAGATTTAAAGTTATTGAATGATGGAATACATAGGTTTTTAAGAGAGTTTTTAGTTGTAGTAGGAAAGAATCCTTTTACAGGAAATGGTGTAACTGTTGCTTGGGATCAAAAGTATAAAAGGTTTATAGCCACTGTTAAAAATTTAAGACCTATTGGAAACCCAGCTCCCATCAGTATTACAAATGAGAATCAGATACTAGATATAATTAACATTGTAGGCCCTCCAAATTATTCTGATGTACTTGTAACCGATCAAGGCAATGTATATGTAGGAGATGTAATACTTCTTTATGGAAGACCTGTTGTATATAAAGGAATCAATAATGTAACTGCAGGAGCAACTTCTGATTATGCTTGTCAAGCAGATGAAGAAGTTTGTGACCCGATAGAAGATTTAACTATTATAGAATCTGGAGATCCTCCATTTGCTTCCATTACTTGGGCTGCTTCAGCAAGTAATAACTACTTATGGATTTTATACGAAGTAACTGCTACAGGATTAGTTCAAGTTCAAAGCCAAACCACTAATTTCAACATACTCACTTTAGATGATAGTGTACTAGACTCAAACAAAGTTTACTATTTTCAAGTGTTCAACATTTGTAGTGATGGTATTTTAAGTAGTCCAACTGTTGGAACTTTTTCTATTCCAACTCCTGTGATTATTATACCTCCTCCATCCGGAGGAAGTACAAACATCATGTATCATCCTTATAAAGTCCCTGTGCCATTACATCCTGGAGGTTGTGGAATAAGTAATGTAAGTGATGCAACTAAATATGACTTGATTGTAAACGGAGTTACATTAGGTACAGATTTACCTCTAAGTTATGCTTCTTGTACAAACAATCCGTTTACTAATACTTGGATTCATGCTGTACAAATAGGCCCTTCACAAGTGTTTGCTACTTCAGGTTCTTTAACTAATGCAACAGTTAAAATGGTTTTAAAGAATGCTGGAGGCTCAGCTGCAACAATAACATCAGGCTCTCTAAATCCTCAGCCAATGTATACAACTGCTTTAGTAGCAGTACCCGGTGTAGTTGGTGGAGCTGGAAACAATGAAATCACCTGGACAGGTGTGGATATTAGTCCTTCTTTTACTTCTTATGTTCACTTATACTTCTTCTAATGTCAACAGGATGCAACATACCAACAGCAGTCAATTACGATCCTAATGCCTTAACTTGGGACCACAGTTGCCAGTACTTGCTAAAAAGTACTATTCCTTCTGGAAGTGTTTGTCTATTGTTTGAAGATACAACAGAGTTTGAGGATAGATCTTTCACAGCTTCTTATTCAGTAAAATTAGGAGCTTGGGTATTTTTTCATGATTACATTCCAGACTACTACCTTACTACCAGAGAAAAGCTTTTCAATGTTACAAAACAAGAGTTTTACCAACATCATGAAGGTGCACCAGGAAATTACTACGATGAAGTAAAACCTTTCTTTGTAGACGTAGCTTTCAGAACAACAGACAATATTGAGTTGATTTTAGAAACAGTTAACTGGGTATCTTCTTTACTCTTAGATAAAAGTGATAACAATTCAAGAGACTCTGAGTGGAATACTTTGACTCATATCACTGTTTGGAACTCTCAACAGCATACCGGAAGAATAGCTATAAGTCAACTTTTTCAGAATTTACAGTATGACACAAGTAGAAATACTAATGGTCAATGGTCTTTCAATGATTTTAGAAACATTTTAGCCAGCAGAGGCTCACAATTTATCTATGATTTATTTCAAGATTATGGTTTAGATCCAGCTACAATAGGAAATAAACCGTGGTACGAATTAGACTTACTTCAAGATAAGTACTTTATAGTAAGGTTTGAGTTTGACAACACAATAGAAAAAACCTTAATTTTACATGATACTACCATACAAGCAAAAAAAGCACACCGATGATACAGATTAAAGCAAAAAAGTACAGAAAATTGGCTATGGGAGGTCCTTGGGATGGAGTACAAGATACTTATACGGATACTTATGCCGATAAAGCTGGCTTAAATTATGATGAAGGTAAAAAAGGTTTATTTCAAAATTCAGCAGAACCTGCAATAGGTTCTGATCAATCTTTTCAATCTACTGGAAAAGGAATGGGAAGTTTAGGAAATATGGGAGGAACTATTGTAGATGCTGGGATTCAATTAGGTTCTGCAGCAGTTGTAGCCCAAGCTCAAAAGAAAAGAAATCCTAATTCTAATTATACAGCTGATGGACAGAATAGAACTGTACAGGGTGCTCAAGGTATTGCAGCCGGTTGGAGCCTGGGGAATAAAATTTACCCAGGCATAGGCGGTATTGTAGGAGCTTTTGCTGGAGGAATCTATGGAGCTTTTAAAGGAAACAAAATGGACAAAGAAGCTAAACTTCAAAGATCCTTAGATGGTAAAGAATTTATGGAGAAAGAAAGATTGAATATGCAAGCCAACAACAGTTCAACTTCCGGAAACATTAATTCTCAGTATTATGCTTATGGAGGCCCTTTAACTAATTCACTTTACTCAAATAAAGAAGGAGTCAAACAAACTTCAAGCAATACAGCAGAGATACAAGGACCTTCACATGAAAACGGGGGAGTACCCGTTGGAAATAATACAGAGTTAGAAGGAGGAGAATCAATGACAGAAGATTACGTATTTTCTAAAAGGCTGGGGTTTGCTCCAATGCATAAAAAGATTGCTAAAGCAAAAGGAAAAATTGAGCAAAAAGCTGCAACTCCGGATAGATTAAATGCTCTTAAACTTCTTGAAAAACAGGAGCAACAGTTAATAGAAGCTCAAGAGTATATTCGTTCACAATACAATTTAACTTAATATGCTTGATGCTATTTATACAAATGAGAATGCTACCAGAAATCAAAAAGTAAAAAAATCTTTATTTGATGCTTTGGATAAAATTTCAAAAGAGTTGGGTATGGACTTTGAAATTTACTCTGGAGGTCAACCTCCGAAAGGATCTAAAGGAAAGCGCGTAGGAGCCACAAATCATGATAATCATGGAGACGGTGGAGGAGCTGCAGATGTTCTTTTTAAAAAAGATGGTAAAGTTTTTGATTTAGAATCAGACCCTAAATTAAAAGAAACCTTAGTTCGAAGACTAAAAGAAGAGGGTGTTAATCAATTTGGGTATGGTAAAGGTTATATGAAAGGTACTACTTCTGCTCACTTAGGAATGGATAATAGTGGTATAATGAAAGTTTGGGGAGCTGATACAACAAGAAAAACAGCTGACCCTTTAATATCTAGAACAATTGGGGAAGGATCATTCAAAAACCAGTCCACCACAAATCAACAAACTAAAACATATCAGTCCATGGCAATTCCAAATAAAAATCCAACAACATTGTACAAGCTTAACAATATGAAAAATATTCCTGTACAAGATTATCGGGAATGGTTTCCGGAGGATGCTACAGGTGTAAGAGATTGGAGAACTGCTGCACCTATAACTTCTTCAAAAACTTCTATGAAAGCAGACCTTAGGAGTAACCCAAATGCTGGAAAAGTTACTACAATTAAAACTGATGGAACAGGTACCAAAGGTAAAAATTTGCAGAAACTTTCTCAAGTATCTTCTGACTTAGTTCCATATCTGTCTAACTTGTACAATGCAAGTTTAAAGCCTGGGGCTGTTCCAAGACCGGTATTTAATGCTCCTTTGAAATTGGAGAGAGTTAATATGGATGCAGATAGGACTGCTGTAAACAATGATTACAGGGCAAGTGTTGGAAATGCTGATCAAACTCTTGATGGTAATACTGCAGTTCCTGTAAAAATGTTTGCAAAAGGAATGAAGTTTAATCAGCTTTCTCAGGTAAATCAAGCAGAAAGAAACCAAAATACTCAGATATCTAACCAAGAAACCATTTTAAACAATCAAATTAAACAAGGTAATAATTTAGCTTTGTACAATACCAGGTTGTTAGAGACTGAAAGAACTAATGCAATTCAAGCTAATAAATCTGCTAACCTTGCAAATGCTTCAGATAAATTCATGATGCAGCAAAATGCTAAGAATCAAATGGATTTAGAGAATGAAAAATTGGATCTTCTTTTAGATGCTGATCAGTATGGTACCTGGAAAAGATTCCAAGAAAAGAAACGTTCCAAAGAAACTAAAGAATTAAAATTTGGAGGACCTGTTACGTCTGGAAAAATGTTTAAAAAACTTAAATCTATTTACTAATGGGACTTTTCGATAATTTTAAATTGACTAATTCTACTGTTGTAAAACAATTTCCTGGAAGTAAGTTTCAAGAAATGGCAGCTGTTAAAGCGCAATTGGATGACTCTTATCTTAAATCTATGGATTTAGGATTAAAGATTCAAACAGATGCAGCTAATGCTCCTTTTATGGAAGCTGATAAAGCAGCCTGGCAAAAACTTAACCAGGAAGCAAATCAAACTTTAAATTCTTGGCAACAACGAGGAGATTTAGAGAATGCTTTGCCGGAATTGTACAGGTATGCCGGCAATGTAGGAACTAAAGTCAAAGCTCTTTCAGATGAAAAGAAAAAAAGGGATGAGTTCATAGCAACTTTAAATGATCCTAAACTAGAGCTTACAGAAGAAATTCGAAGAGCTAAAATTGCTCAAGCAGATAAAATGTACAAAGGAGCAGAGTTTGATGAATTTGGAAGAAATCTAAATAGTTACACTCCTTCAAGAGTATCTAAGAGTGTAAACAATTTAGAAAGAGCCCAACAAGCTCTAAGAACTGTAACAGGAGATGCTAATGCAACTTTAGAAGATTTTGATACTTTAGATGCTACTCCAGGAATGACTGCTTACAAAGTAGGAAGTGAAATTAAATATGTAAGTACTACCAAACTTCTTAATCATATCAGACAAGCCATGGCTATTGACAGTGAGTGGGCTAACTCTATAAACCAAGAAACAGAAGCTAAAGCATTTTTAGAAAATGAAACTTTGACTCCAGAAGTTGCTGCTCAATATTTACAAACAGCCGAAGGACCTGAAGCAGAAGTAGCTAGAGAATATGCTATGAAGTATAGCCTTAGTCCAGAGCAAGCAATTTTAAAAGCATCTCAAGAAAAACATAAACAATCTCTTGTTAAAAGCATAGAAGCTTTTGCTCAAAATCATGCAAATCAACAAACCAGTACAACATACTCAAGTGCTCCTACAGAAGGTCAAAAACTAGAAGCGCAGTTTAACAAACAAAAAAAATTACAGGAAAATGCAACTGGATTAAAAAATGACTCTGATACTGAAGCTGCAACTATCATTGGAAAAAGTTCTAGTACCAATGTAGAGTCTTGGGCTAAAACCGGAAAAGAAGTATTTGATAAAGCGGATAAAACTCAAATTTCTGATGAAGCTCTTAAAGCAAAAGAAGACGGAGCCAACAAAATTTTAAGCAATCCACAAAGCTCTGAAGAATCTAAGATTCAAGCAAATGCAGATTTAATGGATGTTCAAAATGCTAGAGCAAGTAATCAAGTTGCTTCTAAGTACATCAATGAAGTACAAGACAGATTACGTCAAAAAGCTTTAGATGAGATACAACCTGGTACAACTTTAGCAGCAATTAAGAAAGCGGATAGAGATGCTAAATGGAAAGCTTTGAATAAAGTGGATGTATCTGAAACAGGTATGAGTCACAAAGATTTATTCTTGGCTATGGAAAGAGGAGATGTCAAATTTAAAGTAAGTAGTAGTTATAAAAAAGGAGTACAAGATTTCGGCTTTGGACATCCGTCAGTAGCTAGTATGGCTGCAGAGGCTACTATAAACGGTAAAACAGTAGATGCTACATCTATTTATAATGCATATACTACGCAGTCTACACTAAGTAAAAGAGTAGATGAAAAAGCTAAAACTCTCTCTACTGAAGGAATTAGTCTTACTACTACAGCTGTTCCAATTATAAAGGAGGCAGAAGTTAAAGCTATTAAATCTTTATTAGTAGGTGCTACAGCTTTAGATGTTTCCGGAACCACCCCTGTTCCTGCTGACGAGTTGGAGGGAGCAGATTGGAGTAAAACTTCTGAGGTGTCTTGGATACCTGAGTTAAACAAAGTACGAGCCACAGTTACTAAAGCCGATGGATCTGCAAAAACTTACCTATTTGATGCCACCGGAATGAATCTTACCAAAGTAAAAGGAGGACAATTAATGTCCAATCCAGATCCGTTTGTAGCAGCTTTGGGGGCAGCAACTCAATCTGAAAGAATGCCTCAGTATACAGCAGCTCTCAATCAATTAAGTGGTTTAATCAAAACAAATCCTTTAACTCCTGGGGAGCCAATTATGTACAATGGAACTGCTATCGGATTTCAAAGACTTCGAGATGGAAGTTATGCTGCAGTAGATTTAAGTACAAACAAGGTTATCCGCAAAGATTTAAGCATGTTAAATGTAGTTGGATTTTTGGAAGTATCTTTGAGAAAATAATGTGCTATGCCTATAGATCCAACAGATATCTACGACAAAGGATTATCTGACGACGATTTAACCAAGAAACAATCAGAGATGCTGTCAGGTTCTCCCAGCTACATGGGAGGTCAAGTATCTATGTACAAGCCCGTAGAATATACGGGGTATTTAACTGGCGGTTTATTCGAAGATAAAGGTGATCCTGATATTCAAAGAGGAGAAGCTCAAAGTGCTTGGGACAAATGGGGAAACATGATTCCTCAAACAATAGGAAAAATTGGTACTCAACTATTGGATATGGCAGGAGGTCTTCAATCCTTACTTTTTGAATGGGGGGATGACAGAGATTATCAAAATGTTTTTACTGAAGGAACAGATGCAGCAAACTCCTGGTTAGATAGAAACTTTCCGATGTACAGAACCTCTAAAGATTTAGTAGATTTTACAGACGCTGCTTGGTGGACTCAAAATATTTCTGGACTAACTGCCTCTGTTGCAGGATTTGCTTTAGGAGGAACAGGAATTGCTAAAACTTTAGGAGCTTTAGGAAGACTTGGAAAAATAGGTAAAAATGTAGAAGCTGGATTAGCTTTATTAAAAGCAAGTCCGGCAAATGCAGCCAGACTTGCTCAGCTAGGAGAACAAACTTTAACAGCCGGTACTTTAGCTTTTGCAGAAGGGGCAATGTCTGGAAGACGAGTTTTCAATGAAACTTATACAGCTCAATTAGCAGCTGGAAAATCTGAACAAGAAGCTCAAAGTATTGCAGCTCAGAGCGCTGCTACAACTGTTCAATTGAATACCATGTTAAACACTGGCTTAAACATGGCCGGAGGAATGGGAATGTTTTTTAATCATGGTTCTGATGACGTAATGAAAGCTGCTAAAAGAGTTTTAAAACAAGAGGCAGGGGAAAGTACTGAAGCTTATTTAAAACGTCTTAAAGAGTTTGAACCAACTACTTATAGGTGGGCAATGGCGGAACCTTTCGCAGTTCAAAAAGATGCTTTAAAGAGAGTAGGAATTGCTGCAAGAGAAGCAGGAGCAGAAGGTGTAGAAGAAGTAAACAATTTATTTGCTGAGCAGGTTGGGATACAAGAAGGAAAGAAAGGAAAGACTCACGGCTTCTTGGAACAATTATCTTTGTTAAGTGACTACTTTGATCACACTATGAATGCTGAAGGAGCTTTAAACTTTGTATTAGGTGCAATTGCCGGACCAGTACAAAACACAGTGGCAAGTTATCTGCCTTTACATAAAGTAGTCAAAGGGGCTAAAACTGTGGATGGAAAATTAGTAGATGCTCAAGGAAATCCGGTAGAAAATCCTGAAGATGCTGATGTAGAGTACTACAATGAAGGAAGACGTATGAGTTCTGTACAAAGAAGCAAGGTGTTTAAAGAAAAATATTTCTCAAGTATTAAAGATAAGATAGTTGATGATGTATCACACATTTTAAATACTCAAGAAGATTTAAGAAAAGCTGTTGCTTCTGGAGATGTTTTAAAAGCGGAAGAAATTAGGAGAACTCTCTTTGATGTACATAACACCAATAGCGTACTTTTTGGAATGGAAGAAAATTTAAAGGCTACTTATGAGGATTTAAAAAATGTAGACAACGAAGTTGAAGATGAAAATGGTATTACTGCTGCCATGAAGTTAGGTTTAGCTAAAAGCAAGCAAGATAATGCTTATAAAGTAAAAGCTACTGAAGCTTTAGAGGATTTAACTCAGTTAAAAAAACTTCATGATGCTGTGTACACTAAGTATGGTATAGATAAAGACTTTGGGAAAATGGAAGATGTGCACTTAGCAGATTTTATTTTTCAAACTGCTGCCGATCTTTACCAGGCAAAACAATCTTTAAGAAGATCTCAAGAAGAACTTTCTAGCAATGATACAGATGTTATGAATGAAGTGTTTAATCAAACTGCAAACGATTTAGCACTTACAGAAAAAGCTCGAAGAGATTATATGCGTAAATACCGCAGACATTTAACACACGTAGAAAACTATAATAAAACTAAAGCAGTTATAGACACTGCCTTAGCATCATTGAAGACAGGAACTCTTGCCGGTGCAGTAGAAGCAGAAAATGCTTTAAATGATTTAGGATTGTTTGTAATGGAAGGAGAATCTGGAATGGATTTTTTACAACGATCCTTAACTTCTTTAAAAGCTCTTCAAGAAAAAAGAGCTTCAGAAGTAGAACAGTTTAGTGCTGAGGTATTAGAATCTGAAAGTTATACTGCTTGGAAAGAGAAACCTGCAAATGCAGATAAAACTCTTCAAGATTATTATGATACTATGGGTAAAACTCTTCAAGAATCTGCTTACAGCAAAAGACTAAATAGCAGAATATCTCACTTAGAAGATAAAGTTGCAGTACTAGAAGAAGCTAACAAACAACTCACTCAGGCTAAAACATTATCCAAGTTAAAAAAGAACTCAGAGAACTATTTTAAAGAATTACAAAAGTTACAGAAAAAGATAAAAGAACAGAGATTAAAAGAAGTACAGGAAACTGAACTTAAAGATGATACTATTAGAGGGTACAACAGTTTAGTTATTAAACGTCTTATTCAGCGGTATACTAAACAGTTAGAAAAGAATGCTATAGAACTTGGAAAAATAACTAAAAAAATAGACGATTTAAAATCTCGTTTAGAAGTTATGACTGACTATTGGTTTGGAGAACCTATAATAAAAGTAGAACGAGATCTTCAAGCAGAAATTGCTAAAGCAGAAAAACTTACAGAAGAATCTAATGCAATAGAAGAATATTTAGTAGAATTAGAAAGTGCTAGTACAACAGGTATTACTGTTCCTACTTTTGTTCCTCCTTCTCCCCCACCAGCTCCTACTACTCAACCTGAAGAAGATTCAAACTACTCAACACTACTTTTAAATTTTAAAACAAATGGATTAGCTCTTGGGGTGTCTACTTCAGACATGAAAGAAGCTTTAAACTTAGCTGCAGAAACAGGACAAATTTCTTTAAACCACTTTACTCAGTTTAATGTAAGTGCAGAAGATAGCGCCAAACTTGTAACACTCTTAAAAGATATTTTAGCTGCAAAAGAAGTTTTAGTCAAATTAGCTGATGATACAATAGAAAACGCTCAGGAACATGCAAATCCTGTACCTTTTGAGGAAAAAGAAACAGAAGATATTTTTGATTTTGTAGAAGATAATTCTTTGGAAGTTAATTTAAGTGATGCTCCAATACCTGTTAAAAGAAGTACCGGGGGAGTAGAGGGGATGAAACAAGAGTATCCTGCAACTTCAGGTGCTCACAGAAGCACTCTGTTCTTTGAACAAAGAAATAAATCAGGTAAAATAGAACGAAAAGGCATCCCTGTTGCAGATGATACTACAATTTTTACTGTACTTGATCCCTCTAAATTATTGCCTGGAACTAAAGTACAAATAGAAATAGATTTCGAGTATAAAGGAGACATGGTATTACCAGATACTCAGGTAAGTAAAACTCCTAAAGCAGTTCCACAGCAAACTATAAATGCTAAAGATTTATTAGAAAATTTAAATTCTTTTCCTTTAGAAGGTACTGAAGAGTTTGAAAAACTTGTACAAGAACTTCCTTTAAAAATTACCTTAAACGGTAAAACAGTACAATGGCTGCATCTTCCAAAATGGATTTTATCTAAAGATCCAAATACAAGTGGGACAAGAGGTGAAGATTATCGAAATGTAGTGGACTCTAAAACAGATCCAAAAACTGGAGAATATATAATAGAACCAGGAAATGCTTTAAGGGAGGCAGCTCATCTAGCTTTTATTCGAAGATCTATTTTAAAACTTTTAGCTGCTGGAGAAACTGTTGAAGTTGAAGTTTCTTCTAAAGGTGAAGGAATTTTATTACCAGCATTTGAGGAGTATAGTGCAGTAAATTTAAAAGAAACAAGAATTCAAGGAGGAGAAAAGAAAAATGTAGCAGTCCCAATAGCTATAAGTACTGATACAGGTTTAAAAGGATTAGAAAATACTCCGCAAATAAGTACTCAAATAAACCCGGAGTATGACATTGAACCAGGACGAATAGTAGCTTTAATTCCTATGGCAGATGGAAGCAGAGTACCGGTATCTTTAAAAGGTAAAAGACTTTCTGAACTTCCAAACACTGTTCATACTTTTCACAGGGCTTTAGAACTATTCTTAGGACCCTTAAATGCCTCAGAAGTTGAAACTATAGAATCTAGTACTGGATTTGATATTAGAGATAGAGAAGGTATCAGAAATTATATGGCTCAGTATTTTACATACTTTACTTCTCCTACAGCTCTAAGAACAGGAATCAATCTAGTACTTTCAAATAAAACTATTTCTGTAGTAACTGTAACTGATGCTGGAACGTATGAAATCATATTAGAGCTAGATCCTGCAACACAAAAACTTACCAGAGAAAGTACCTCTGCTTTAAGTAAGCTTTTAGAAACCAGGTATAGAGCCGTGGCTTTTTCTAACAGGGACAGAGGTTTAGTAGGATTAAATGATTCCTCTTCTAGTCAATTCTCTTATCCACAATACAGTCCTGAAACAGGCTGGACAGTAAAAAATTACCCTAGTTATAACGACTTCTTATTAAAAGACCTGACAAGTCCTGTAATGCCTTTAAATGCTGCTGATAAAGGCGTAGAGTACACTAAAGAGCAAGGAGCAGAGTATCCTGGCAAATACTACTTTTATGCCGTAAATCCCGTCACTGAATACGACTTTAGCCCTGTACTTGGTAGAGCTAAATTGGGGGTAAATGAAGCTCTAATACCTGTTGGAACTGCTACAGAAGTTTCAGAATCTGCACAAGCTAATAAAAGCGCTGAAAAAAGTTTCGAAGAAATTATGGGTATAGAGGATAAAGCTATTCCTATATCTTCTGTAGGAACTCAAAATACTGGAATAGTAAATTTGGATAATCTCACAGAACTTTATAATTTTA